CGCCTAATTAGCTCTTCTGACCCCTTTGCCAACTCAGTTTGATCAACGCCATATTTTGTAGATAAATCAGCATTTTCACGTCTAATAGCCGCCGTATTTTTCTTAGCAGTAGCGGCACTATCTCCACCAGTTTGCTGCAGGTTCTTAATAACGTTGTATTCGTCAGCTAGCTTAGTGGCTTCATCATTTGCATTCTTAAAAGCCGCTGCAACTGGAACCATTGCCGCCGCAATGCCTGTTCCAAAGGTAATTAATTTTGAACCCGCATCATGAAGCAAATTAAAGCCTTTTGTTGCGTTATCACTAGCAGTTCTGTTGTTTTTTAGTGCTTCGTTAGTCTTTTCAGTGGCATCTTTTGCCGTATTAAAGCCATTTGAAGCAGTCTTAGCAGAATCGCCAGCTTTCCAGATTGTGTTGGATAAACCGCCCATTGTTTTAGCGGAATCACCGACACCAGCAATTGAAGACTTTAATTTTACGTTTGCATCAATTAATCGATCAGTTGAAGTTTTTGTTTCTTCTAAATGCTTTTTGACTTCGCTGGTGGTTTGACCACTAGTGGTTGCCATGCCGCCTAGTTGCTTTTTTAAGCCAGCAACTGTACGACTTGTCTCTTCAACGGAATTTCTGTTTCTGTTGAATTGTTCGGTAAAGTCAGGAGCCTTTAAACGATCAAAGCGTTTTTCTAAAACACCGAGGTCGGAAATAAACTTTCTAGTTGTTTGCTCTGCTTCTTTTAGCGAATTGTATTCAACGTTTGTATTAATTCCAATTCCTAGATGTTCGATATCAGCCACGTTTTCAGCTCCTTTCTTTAAAATTCAGGCAAAATAAAAACCCATCAATTTAATTGACAGGCATCACCTCTATTTATCACCACCGCCAAACAATTCACCGATATGATTTGCTTGACTAATACTTGTTGTTTCTATGTCCCGTTCTACTACCTTTGCCATAATCAATAATTGATCTGGTGTAGCATTTTTTACAAGCCGTTCAGGAATCCCGTGCATTATCAAACGCAGAGGGAGTTCAACATAATCGGCTTGTCTTTCAATTTCTCTATTACCTAGTTTCTGTCTAGAGTTTTTCAGTAAGAAAATTCAAAACAGCTTCGGCGGCTTCATAAAGACCTTCATGATCGTTCCACCACTTAATTGACTTAATCTTTGGTTGGATAATCACGTGCTTCAAGCTTTCTCTCAGCAATTCCGGACGATTAATTGCGCCAAACGGGTTACGGGAATTTTCCAGAATTTCAGTTGCTTCTTCAACTCCAGGGAATTGAAGCTTTAATTGATATTCTTGATCAGTATCTTCACGAATGGTTACGGTTTTAGAAAGAGCAGTCAAAGGTGTGACCTTGCTTGATTCCGCTTCTTCCTTAATCTTCATTTGTTCTTCGTGCGCCTTTTCGGCAAGCTTTGCGTTATTGATTTCTTCACTCATTATTAAGTCTCCTTTAAGTTAATTTGATTTCATGAAAGTCTCTTGAAACCTTCGAATTAATCGCTATAGGTCATGTTCGAAGTTTCTTCCTTGTTAAGCATTGTAATAGGCCAATTACGGTCACCAGCTTGTGCGCCGCCTTGCTTATCTGGAATCTTGTCAATTGATGCATAATGACAAGAAATGTGTGATGTTGTGTCAATGATGTCAACTGTGAAAAATTCATCCTTGTTAAACAAGTCTAAAAGATAGGCATTGCAAGGAGATGTTTCATCTAATGGCAATGTAAAGCCCGCCATAGTCTTGTTATTGTGCGATTTAGTAGCTGATCCTTGTGGATCAATCTTGTACGTATTTGCATCAGTTTTATCAGTAACCGTAAACATGCTGTTTTCTGAAAATCCATACATCAATTTGTCATTGATCATAATGGTGCAGTCATTGGCATCATATTCACGCATTTTAGATGTTTTAATCTTTGAAGGCATTTAAACTCCCCTTTCTAATTAAGCAGCCATGATAGTGTCTGAATCGACAACGCCATTAACGGTAATAGTATGAATAGCGCTTGAAGCATGGTATTCAAAGCTAGCGCCGTCATAGAATCTGTCTGACAAGTGTTGGCGTGATTGCTGACTACGTGGAGTGGTAGTAACGCTGAACATTGGGCGACCAGTAGTGTCGTCAGTCATGATGATGCCCTTGTCGTACGCTTCATTCAAAACTTGTGTTAAGACTGCACGAATCATGGCAATGCCTTGAGCTTCATATGGAATCTTGCCGTTATCTTGCAAAAGCTTCTGCAAGCGGCTTTGACATTCGGTTTGAACCCACATCACACCGTGAAGCAAGTCAATATATTCACCTGATAAGGTAGTTCCCTCTGAGGTTTGACCTTTGCCCATCATTTCTTCATAGGCAATAGCATGAATATTGTTAATACCAGCCAATTCTTGACTAGTTAAGTTTTCAGGCGTAATGCCTTCAAGTTGCTTAAACTTCCAAGTAATTGAGCCAACATCGTTAAGAGCAATGCCACCGACAAAAGCGGCGTCCATTGGCTCATTCAAATCGTGCTTCAAGCCGATAGTGTAGTTTTGCCCCATCATTTGGGTAAACTTGGACAAATCTTCAGTTTGGAGAACTAAGAAGTGATCTTTGTTTACTTCAAAGATGTTTGACAATTGAACGGTTGAATCGTCAATTGTGTTGTCTACACATACGCCAAAAGTCCAGTTGAAGTACCAGAAAGCCTTCAAACTATCGTAAGCCTTTGACTTGTCATAATCTAAGACGGCTAAGCGGTCTGAGTGCTTTGGCTGAGCAAAGTAGGCTGTAGCCTTTTTGTAAACAGCCGAATCTTCTTTGTAGTCAACTGCCACCGCATCAAGGTTCTTATATTCACGGTAAATTGCCCCAGTAGCTGGGTCAGTCTTACGTAAAAGCAAACCATTCAAGCGGTCGGTGTTTGACAAAGTATCTGGCAAAGTTTGAGCTGGTGTCTTTTGTGCGCCCTTGTCGTCTTTGCCAGCTGAATCACCGTTAGCAGCTGCAGTAGTAGCATTTAACAGCAAAATATTACCTAGCCCCTTAATTGGTTGGGGATGTAGGACAGTCATAATGACGTTCACATCCATAGGGCGGTCGTAAGGGGCGACCGTGGTTAATGTTGGCATTAAAGTTCTTCCTTTCTTACGTTTATTTCTTTTCCTGTCATTTGATTCATAGCCTTAATTGATTCAATCGTTGTTTCATTAAATTCAAAGTTAAGGTCTTCCGGTTTATAGATAGTTCCAGCACGGTAAATAGAAAACGAGCAATCGAAACCAAATCTATAAACGGGTAATTGCGTGCCATTATAGAAATTTCGAGAGCTTGTTCCTGATACGTTATGTGGAATCACATGTGCTTGTTTAAAAAATCCTCTATATCCGTAACTGTGCGCTAATGTCTTGCGTAAATCATTGGCCGTATTCAAAGCTTCATACATGTCGGTTGCTTGCACATCAATTTGAAGTCTTACTTCCATGACATCAGTTTCGTCTAAAGTAACGTCACTTCCAGGGTCTACCCAGTCATAAGTAATAAACGGGTAATTGCTACGCAAACCGGCATTCATTTGCGGATATACACCGCAATGATATTTTTGATTAACTACCTGGATAAGTTGGTATATCACTAGGTAGTTGTCCATCATTGGTGGCATTTGGGTTTGTGTCATCCTGATTTACTCCCTTCAATTGGTACTCAAAAAAGTGTGGATTCGTATAACCTTCATAAGATGATCGACTAGTAACTTTGTAGTAGCCGCCTTGTGTCGGAACATTGACCACACTTTCAATTGGATATTTATTAATTGATAACCAAAGTAAATCGCCTTGCACTTCTCCGCCGCCGTCTAACTGGGCGAAGAGTTGTGCAAGGTGACTTGACATTGGTAAAACTGGCTCATGAAGCTTTTCAGCATCATCATCGCTTAATTGGGAATAATCAGGGGCATCAGTAGGTGCGCCACGATAGCGGGGTTTATAGAATTGCCCCGAACTCCAAACTTTAATGTCTACACCGTACTTGTGAATCATTCTTGCCGGATTCATTTTGTGCATTAGATCAAACCCCCCTTTCTAAATCGAAACTATCATGAACTTTACTTGTCTTTGAAGCTCACCCGTATCGACCAACGGATTGTCTGAGCCTTTACGCTCGATAGTCGCTGGTCGGTTCTTTGGGTGCTTCAACTTAATTGTTGACATAGCGATGTCGGCAGTACATGCAACGCCTAGCCGGCTAAGTAGCTGCTTACCCGTTGCTTCACCTGCTAGAACTTTTGCAATATATCTCCGCACTAATTGTGTGTACTTCCTTTTGTTAGCTAAATAAGCCTGCCGAATAAACGGGCGGGCTGGTATTTGAACAAGCTTACTAAGATAGAAATATGCCACTAACTTGCCGTGATCGTTAACGCATGCTACTCGGTGCCCTTTAGGAATAAACAAGCCTTCAATATCTTTCGGGCCTTTTCCTTTAGGACAGTCTTTAGTAGGAATCCATAGCCACTCGCCATTTTTAGGCTTGATTGTGGCTCCAAATTCGTTAGCCCCAACGATTGTTAGTAATCTACTTTCACGTTTTCCAAAAAAACCAATTACAACCTGATGCGTTTTTAAGTAGTCAAGTTCCTTAGTTACTTCTGGAATACGGTTATAACCTTCAATTTTCATCAGTGTTCGATTATTCTAATTTTTACGGGATTGCCGACATAATCTTGGTACAGCCTCCAATAGAGCTGTCCCCATGGAGAGCGTTGTAACCACTTCAAGCGGCTGGTATCAGCATAGTGGTTTTCCAAAACATCGACTTTTTCGAAAGTCATTCCGCTACCTGCCCCGTCTTGCGTTGCTAAAAGGTGTAGTGTCATGGCACGGGTAGCCAACTCAAGGGCTGGCATTTCCGCACCATGAAGCTTTTTTACTTTAGGAAACCCGTCAGAAATAGCAATCATTCGGGCGTTTTCAATCAACGCTTCTAGTGATTCATCGGGTACGTCATCGGTCATACCTGCAGTATCAAGCTTTTTAATCAGCCCTACTGTGGTAGTTGTGTCATTCATACTACTTAGCCTTTGTCTTAGCTTCTGCCCATGTTTCAGAACCATCATTCAAGCCGGTTAACTGAACAATTGCGGCTGGGAACTTAACTGACAAGCCGCCTGAACGTTCCATGTACATTTGTTTGTAGCTTAATCCGTTGTCAGCGGATGGAATGGCTGTGCCGTAACGGCGTGGTTCCATTGCAATAACAATTTGTGCAACATCAGGAGTATCAAGGTAAACAATACCCATATTCTTTTTACCTGCTTGTCCCTTTTCATTGTTCCAATACTTAGCTTCAAGCTCGGTAACAGGTTTAATTCCAGCAAATACACCATCGCTGTTAGCTCCGTTACGTTGGATCATGTTCCATAAAGTCTTGTCTGGATTGTATTGGTTAACCAACGGACGGGTTAATAATTCGTACTCCTTTGGTGGCAAAGCTAAGTAAGGCTTAACGTTGTGGTAGCCAGGCAACAAAGTAATCTTTGAAGCGGCATCCATGAAGTAATTGATAATCTTGTAAGCATCACTAAATGCGTCCTTGTTGTTAGGGTCTACTACCTTTTGCAAGGTTACGCTTGGATCATCTAAAGCTTGATAACCTGCGGTCTCAGCATCAGTAGTTAAACCGTAGATAGGTCTTTGTGAATCGCCGTTACCGTTGAAAATTAAAGCGTCCTCCCAGTTTGCTAACGCGTCATGAGTAGCGGTTGCACGGTCGGTAATAATATCGATATTTCTACCGCCGGTGTGTGAACGCTCTAAATCAGCTTGTGAATATTCGAATCCAGCTGCCTTCTCTGCAACATAGCCTACTTCCCTGTGGTAAGTTACATCAGTGGTAGTGATGTCTGTTGCACGGTCGGTGTAGTCTGATGCTTGGCCCATAATTTCTTTCCATGCCCATTCGTAAGTAAGTGCCCATGGATCGGGAAGCGGTTTTAGCTGGAACATTGTTCTGCCTTGAAGTTCTTCTCGTTTTGGTTGTAAAACAACCGGATCAACAACGTTGAAAAGTTCACTATAGGCAGTTCCCGTATTAAATCCTGCTTTTGGCATTATTTATCCCCCTTCTTATCGGTACCGGTAGTTGATGATGTGCCGGCTGATTGATTAGTAGTACTTGGATCAGTTGTTGGTGTTGATGGCTTGTCTACCGTGGCGCCTGTGCCAGTAGTACCCATGTCAGTTAAGTTGACATCTACGATTGCGGTACCATTAGCATCGCCTGCAGTGATAAAGCGACCAACAACGGGCTCACCTGGCTTAGCTGGTCTAAAAGTACCATCAGCATTAATAGTTGCTTGATCTAAGCGGTCAACGTCTTCAGTAATTGGAACTGACACGCTACCACGGCGTAAAGCGCCAATCTTTTCACCTTTAAGCCAGTGGTCATTTTCGATGTCATCGTAACTATGACCAATTACGTAAGCGCGCTTAACCGAAATTGCATAGATAGGTGCCTTAGTTGCTACTACGGCTTGATTGTCTTGAATATCAAGGGCAACACCATAATCGATATTAGTAGCAGCGGTAACGGTATAAATTGAATAATCTTTTAAAGAACCGATAGTTCCGTTACCTAATTCTTTCTTTTGATAAAGTTGTCCAACTGGTAATGGCATTATTCGTTACCTCCTTCGTATAAGTTTTGACGTGCTTCAAGTGCTTTCTCTACGGCAGTCTTTTCGTTCGAATCGCCAGCAGTACGGCCATAACTTACGCCACCAGCATTAGTACTAAATAGGCCTTCATAAAGACCACTTACAAAGTCGTCACTTTTATCTGAATAATCGTGTTCGCCTAAATTTTTATTAAGAGCGGCTTCTTCGACTTCACGTTCGCTCTTACCGGCAAAGTCATAGCTGTCACCAACAACTTTCTTAGCTCTTTCACGGAATGCTAAGGTCTTGTTGATTCTGTCTTCGAATGCATCCCCTGCAAGTTGTGACTTGAGTTTCTTATTTTCTTCTTCTGCGCTGTCGGCGCGTGAGTTAGCTTCATCAGCCTTCTTCTTAGCGTCGGCGGCTTCCTTTTTGTTCTTATCGCCAGAGCCTTGTAACTCCTTAATTTGGGAATTAAGTTTGTCACGCTCCGCAATAAGCTTTTCTAATTTGCTGTTGCTGTCGTCAGCGTCACCAACAAGCTTCGTTAACTTGTCGGCATCTTCAACAGCAACGCTAATATCACCTTGCTTGGTATGTACTTTTGTAAAGTCCATCTTTTCACCTTTCTTTTTTTCGTTATCTTCAGGAATTTCTTCTGCACTATCAGCCGTTAGCCTTACCGAGTGACCAGCGCGACCACGGTCTACAATCGCAACATGATTAATTCTGATATTGGTTTGCTTAGCATCGTAGGCTTGCCCATTAAGTTCACCTTTAGTTGGATCAAGCTGCATTTGAAAACCAATTGATAATTCTTGCTTGCCGTGCCTGATTTTGTTGATTAAGTCACTATCAGTTATGGTCAAATCATTTCTGATAGTCTTGGTTGCTTTATCAACACGGGCATGATCGGACATAAAGCCCTTCATAAATCGCTGGGAATTATCACAGTTAACCATGATTGTGTTGCCGTTTGCGTCGGTTGGGTGGTCGTCAGTAACTGGTTTGTTATTGGCTGAATCAACCGTAGCAGCTGAGAACAATTCCTCTGGTGTCTTAGCTTCTTGAATTCGTTGCCCATCGAATTGACGGTATGGTCGTACGCCCTCACATGTGATTGGCACATTCTTGACGTGCAGAAACCCCGTTATTGGATCGATAGTAAATTTATCGATTGGCGTAGTAGTTTCATACCTAATTGCGCCCATAAGCTATGCACCGTAAGGAACTTCAACCGGTTTGTTAGGAATGTAAATTGTTTGACCTTCTTTAACCTTCATCGTTGCTTTGTTGATGTGGTTGAAGTATCTAAGTTGCTGTAAAGCTACAGAGAACTTTTGAGCGACATCAAACAAACTTTCATCTTTACCAATCACGTAAGGCTTAGCGTCAGACCAATCAAACATTCCTTTAGGGTCCTTTGCTGGTTCAACCGGCTTCATAACCGGTGAACTGGTTGGCTTATCAATAACCGGCTTGGTAGCACTATTTAAAAGTGAACCCGTTAAGGGCTTGCTTGTACTACCTGCTGGTGTACTTGTTGGTGTATTATCTGCCATATTTCTGGCTCCTTTCTGCATAAAAAAAGCACCCTTCATGAGTGCTAATCATCTATTACTGGCATCGCAACACAACGGCAATTAATCGGCTCACCTGGAAGCTGTCCATCGTCACCGCCATCTGGATCATCGTATCTAAAAACTTGTTGATCTAGTATTTGGTGTTTAGGTCTAACCCGTCCATCCTCCATGGATTGCCATAGATATTTTTCAAAGCCCGCATGTGTGGCGCGGTATTTATTCAACTCGGCTAAAATACTGCCTGTTTGATCGTTAGCAATTAGCCGAGCATGGTTATATGACATATTCGTACGCTTAACAATTGCGTTGGTTAATTCCGTGGCACCCTTACCATCACTAATTGCGCGGTAAATGTCGCTTTGCAATTGTGCAACGTACTTATCCCGCATCGAAGTGATATAAGCGGTGTTCTCCTTAATCTTTGCTTTGATAAACGCTTGAATAGTCGGATTGCTTTCAATTGCTTGTGATGAAATTGCCCTAGCTTGCGCATTGACATTGCTATAAGAAAAACTATTTACTGACAGTACAAATTGAGTTGCAACATTTTCAAGTTCCTGTTTACTATTAGAATTCTTTATAGCCAATATCATCAACGCAATCAAAGCGGACAACCGCTCTATTTTGTGAGGGTCATTTTCATCATCATCTGAATCAATCGACAACGCTCCGCCTAACATGTAATTCTTCAAATAATAATCGGAGTACCATTGCGCTGTTTTTTTCCATGACAAGACAAGACGCTTTAAAGCCCCCAGATACGATTTTTCCAAGTTCATGGGGTATCTTGTCTTTGGAATTGTTTTACGTCTTCTTGCCATGGTCTTTTGCTCCTGTGAGATGTTTTTCAATCTTAGCCTTTTCTTTGGCAAAAGATTTTCTATCTTGGTCGGTAATGTCATCATCGGCACTATCGCCAGTTAACTGAATTGGAATCGCTTCGTTAGTAGTTTGTTGAAGCAAAATATCGTGGGCTTCATCAGTAGTAAGAAAGCCACCATTAATTGCTGTGGATAACGCTGTGGAAAGCTTACCGAGATTATCGATCTTTTCACTGTCGGTTAGTCTCCGCAAAGGATAGAACTCAATGTGCCAATCTAGTGAGTCCGGATCTTCTGAACCGCCGCCCACATTTTCGGACCACATCAGCAATTTAACCAACCATTCAAGTTGTGGCTTGATTACCTGCTCTTGAAGAGAACTGATACTGTCGTAGTAGTTAACTACGTCCTGTGAAGCGCCAGCCAATGTACCGGCCTGTTCACCCATCAAAATCGATTTAGGAATCCCAGTTGCGGTACTAAGTTGTTGCCAAGCAAAACTAAATAGTGAATCAATGCCGCCCGGCTTATTTGAAACTTTTTCTAGGTCGTCGTCATGTCCAACAACTACCAACGATTCGGTGCTCATACCGCGACTCATTCTGTGATCAGTTTTGCGCCGGTCATCCTCAGACAGATCAAAATAGGCGTCGTTTTTCCAAACTTTCATGTTGTACTCGTAAAGCATCTTACCGGTTGAGTACAAACCAGTATCAAGGGTTTTAATCTGGTCGTAGCACCGCATTAGCAAAGATGTACCCGTTGCAT